CGTCGATCAGGGCGTCCTGTACGGCCCGAATGGCAACGACTTCACCGGCACGCTCGAGCAGCCTGCCGAGGCCGACGTGAAACTCGGTGTATCCTATGGCGCGAACGGGACGGAGTTCACCGGCACCTATTCTGGCGGTGGTGGCGGCAACACCTACTCGAAGTCGCGAGTCGTGAACAAGGGATAGACCATGCTCAAGCAGTCCACAGCCCGAAATGTGATGGTCTTCCTGACCGACTCGACCGACCACGTCACCGGGCTGGCGGGCGCGACCCTGACCATCACGCTGTCGAAGAACGGCGCGGCCTTCGCCTCCATCACCCCGACCGTGACCGACCGCAGCGACGGCTGGTACAGCGTCGCCCTCACCACGGCACACACCGACACGCTCGGGGATCTGGTGCTGCGGGCGACGGCTACTGGTGCCGACCCCATCGACCTGCGCGAACAGGTGTTCGCCGGTCTGCCTGGGGAATCCGTCACGGTGTCGAGCATCGGCACGGACGTCATCACCTCGACGGCGCTTGCCGCCTCGGCGGTCACGGAGATCGCCACCGGGGTGCGCTCCGAGCTCGCCACCGAGCTCGCCCGCATCGACGTCGCCACCTCGACCCGGCTTGCGACCTCGGGCTATACGGTGCCGCCGACGGCTTCGGCCAACGCGACCGCCGTCCGCTCCGAGCTCACGACCGAGCTGGGCCGCATCGATGTGGCCGTCTCGACCCGCCTTGCCACCTCCGGCTACACCGCCCCTGACTCAGCCGCAACCATCGCTGGTGCAGTCTGGGACGAGGTTCTGTCCGGCCACACCACGGCAGGCACGACCGGCAAGGCGCTCGACGACGCATCCTCTGGTGGCGGCACGGACTGGACTTCGACCGAGCGCGAGCACATCCGCAACCGGCTCGGCATCGACGGCACGGCCAGCGCCCCGAGCGCGACCCCGACCCTTGCGACCCCGGCCTCGGTGCGCACGGAACTCGCGACCGAACTCTCGCGCATTGACGTGACGACCTCGAGCCGCCTCGCCACCTCGGGCTATACCGCCCCGCCGACCGCCTCGGACAACGCGACGGCGACCCTGCTCGCGGCTGAGACGACGCCGATCCGCAGCGACATCCGCAAGGTCAACGCCTACACGGTCAAGGGTTCCGGCACGCTGCTCGACCCGTGGGGTCCTGTGTGAGTGCATGGGGCCAGTCCTGGGGCCTGTCATGGGGCTCGGGATGGGGGCCGGTCAAGGGCAACAGCTGCTGGGGGGTCTCATGGGGCGACTCGTGGGGCAGCTCGTGGGACATCCCCATCGTCATCCCGATCACGCTGCCGGGTGTCAACCTGCTCGGCGTGGGCGGCGGCGGCGGGTGGACAGGCCTCCCGAGATACGGCGAGGAGCCGCCCGTCATACGGCTGAATCCCTCGCTTCCGGGGTCGAAAGCGCTTAGACTTGGCGACACAGAGCAGCCGTTCGGGTCAGAGCAGGCCGTGAGGCTTTCGTCCCGTGGTGGACTCGGCGGCGCGGTCGGCAGGGTGCAGCGGGTGGTCCGGCCTTCGGTCGGTGTCGCAGCTGCGGGACTCGGTGGCCCGACACCTACGCCGGTACCGGGTGGCCCGGGTGGTAGACCGCAGGAGCCGAGAGACGTGAACGTCGTATGAAGACCGCCGCATGGCAGCGCAAGGCAGGGCAGAACCCGAAGGGCGGTCTGAACGAGGCCGGTCGCCGCTCTGCCAAGGCCGAGGGGATGAACCTCAAGGCCCCGGTGAAGTCAGGGGATAACCCGCGCCGCGCATCATTCTTGGCGCGAATGGGCAACATGCCCGGCCCGATGGTCGGGAAGGACGGCAAGCCGACCCGCCTCGCCCTCGCCCTCAAGGCATGGGGCGCGAGCTCGAAGGAAGACGCCAAGGCGAAGGCCAAGGCGATCAGCAACCGCAACAAGGGGAAGTGACCATGCCGCTCAAGCAGGGCTACAGCCAGAAGACCATCTCGCGGAACATCTCGACCGAGGTCCGCGCCGGACGCCCGCAGAAGCAGGCCGTCGCCATCGCCCTCGAGACCGCCCGCCGCTCGGCCAAGAGCGCCGGGAAGGGTGCCGCCGCCCGCCGCCTGATGGCTAAGTGATGCCAAGGGGAAGACCGTCCATCTACTCGCAGGAACTGGCCGACCGCATCTGTGAGCGGCTGGCCTCCGGCGAGTCCCTGCGCTCCATCTGTGGGGATGACGGGATGCCATCGTGGCCGACCATCTCCAAGTGGCTGAACGAAAAGCCAGACTTTGTTACACAGTACGCACGCGCACGCGAAGACCAAGCCGAGGCCCACGCCGACCGCATCATCGAGATCGCGGACGACGAGACCATCGACGCGAACCACAAGCGCATCATGGTGGACGCCCGCAAGTGGGTAGCCTCCAAGCTCAAGCCCAAGCGCTACGGCGACAAGCTCGACCTCGAGCACAAGGGCGAGGTAGGCCTGACCGTCAATGTCGTGCGGTTCACCGATGCCGATAAGCCTTCCGGCTAACGGCTGGTCCCCCCGCCCCTACCAGTTGGAGGCGTGGGGCGCTCTGGAGAAGGGCTGCAAGCGTCTCGCCTTGGCGTGGCACCGCAGGTCCGGCAAGGACGACATCTCCCTGCACTGGGCGGCTGTGTCTGCCATGACGCGGGTGGGCGGTATCTGGCACATGCTTCCGCAGGCGAACCAGTCCAGAAAGGCCATCTGGGACGCGGTGGACCCGCACACCGGGCGGCGGCGCATCGATGCTGCCTTCCCGCTCGAGCTGCGCGAGACGACCCGCGAACAGGACATGTTCATCCGGTTCAAGAACGGCTCGACGTGGCAGGTCGTGGGGTCGGACAACTACAACAGCCTGATCGGCTCGCCGCCCATGGGCGTCGTGTTCTCCGAGTACGCCCTCGCCGACCCGAATGCTTGGGCGTTCCTGCGTCCCATCCTTGCCGAAAACAACGGCTGGGCGATATTCATCTCGACCCCGCGTGGGCGGAATCACTTTGCCCGTCTGGTGGACTACGCCCGCAAGGACCCGGCGTGGTTCGGTCAGGTGCTGACGGTCGAGGACACGAAGGCCATCCCGATGGAGACCATCGATCGCGAGCGCAAAGAGCTGCGGGTCGAGCGCGGCGACAAGGAAGCCGAGGCCATCATCCGGCAGGAGTACTACTGCGACTTTGACGCCGACATCCCCGGCGCGTACTACGGCGATGCCATCCTCAAGGCCGAGCAGGGTGGGCGGGTGGACGAGTTCCCGCACGTCATCGGCCAGCCGGTCGGGACGGCGTGGGACATCGGCATCGGCGACTCGACGGTGGTCTGGTTCTACCAGCTGATCGGCCAGAAGGTGCGCATCATCAACGTGCTCGAAGGCTCCGGCGTCGGGCTCGACTGGTACGCGAAGAAGCTCCTCGCCATGGACTACGTGTACGGTGACCACATCTGGCCGCACGATGGCGCGGTGAAGGAGTGGGGCTCGGGCAAGTCCCGGCTCGAGACAGCGGCGGGCTACGGCCTCAAGCCTCGGGTGCTCGAGGCCGACTCGGTGGACGATGGCATCCAGGCGGTGCGCCAGATGCTGCCGGTGGTCGAGTGGAACAAGCGGCCTGACCCGTTCCCCGGCGAGACGGCAGACGAGGCGGCGGCGCGGATGACCCGGGCCATGGATGCCATCCGGCAGTACCGTCGCGAGTACGACGAGCGGCTGCAGCGGTTCAAGGACCGCCCGCTGCATGACTGGACGAGCCACTACGCTGACGCCCTGCGGTACCTTGCCAAGGGTCGGCGTCCGTTCCGAGGGACGGTGCGCCGGGGTGGCCCGGGGGTGGCGGTAGCAGATTACTCGGTGTTGGGCTAGACTCGCGCCAACATCGACCGCGAGGTGCGTTATGTCCGGCCTGTTCAAGCCCAAGATGCCCAAAATCGAACCGCCCCCGCCTGCCCCCGAAACCGACATGGCGAAGCAGCGCGAGATCGAGTCTGGCCGGATGCGCCGTCGGCGCGGTCGTGCTGCGACGATGATGTCCACGCCTGAGACCCGGGCGCAGGGCGGTGTCGGTACCACGAGGCTGCTCGGCGGCGGAATGTAATGGCGACGAAGAAGATCAGCCAGTTCACGTCGCTGGCGCAGACCGACCTCGACTCGGCTGCGGACGTCCTCGCCATCGTTGACACCGGCTCCACGGAGACGAAGAAGATCACGGCCAAGGCGCTGGCCGGTGGTGCGGTGTCTGACCTCGTGGCGGTCTGGAACAACGTCGCAACGACCTTCTCGGCCATCAAGATGGATGTGACCGACACGGCCAGTGCCGCAGGGTCGATGCTGCTCAACCTGCTGGTGGGCGGTGCTGCGCGGTTCCAAGTGACCAAGGCCGGTGCGGTGACGGCGGCGAGTTCCATCCGCTCGACCTCGGCGTCCGGTGGTGTGGGGTACGCGACCGGCGCGGGCGCTGTGCAGACTCAAGGTACTTCACGCACGACCGGGGTGACGCTGAATGCCATCTGCGGTCAGATCACGCTCTTTGCGGCGTCGATCTCCGGTCACGAGGCTGACCAGTTCGTGCTGACGAACAGCGCCATCGAGGCCGGTGATGTGGTGGTGACGAGCATCAAATCCGGCCTGACGGCTGGGACGGCCAAGTACTACAACGTCCAGGTGGTCGCGGTCAGCGCCGGTCAATGCACCATCTCGGTCGGCAACATCGACAATGGCACGGTCCCATCAGCCGGAACCGATACGCCTGTCATCACGTTCGCAGTCATCAAAGCCGTAGCGGCTTGAGGTAATCCATGAAGACGGCATACACCCTGCTCTCCAATGCCAGTGCAACGGGCAACTGGTTCCCTTGGCCCGGTGGTCGTGGTGACTTCCGAGCGGAGGCGACCTTCGGCGGCGGCAGCGTGACGCTCCAATGCAAGGGCCCGAACGGCACGGCCATCGCGGTGTCTACTGCGACGACGCTCACGGCGAACGGTCGCGGCACCTTCGAGCTCGGGCCGGGTGAGATTCGCGCAGCGGTGGCGACGGCGACTGCCGTCTACGCTCAGGTTCTGCGTATCGCTGACTCCGGGTACTGACCTAGATGGACTCCCGCGCCCAGGACGTGCTGCAAGGCTACGACCGGCTCAAGGGCGCTCGTGGCACTTGGGAGTCGCACTGGCAGGAGGTAGCCGAGCGCGTCTGGCCGTCGATGGCCGAGATGACCGGGCAGCGCACACCGGGCGAGAAGCGGTCGGAGAAGATATTCGACTCGACCGCGCAACGGGCCTTGCCCCGCTTCGCCGCTGCCATGGACTCGATGCTGACCCCGGCCACGCAGATGTGGCACGGCCTGCACACCGGCATCCCCGAGCTCGACGAGAACGTGATGGTGCAGCGGTGGTGCGACTCCCTGCGCGACATCCTGTTCCGGCAGCGGTACGCCCCGACGGCCAACTTCGCCTCGCAGGCCTTCGAGTGCTACATGAGCCTCGGGGCGTTCGGCACTTCGGCGCTGTTCATCGACGAGATCCCCGGCGTGACGCTGCGGTACCGCGCCATCCCGCTCTCCGAGATCGTCATCGACCTCGACCACACGGGGCGCGTGGACACGGTGTACCGCTGCTTCCAGCTGACGGCGCGGCAGGCGATGCAGGTCCCGGGCTGGGCTGACAATCTCCCGCGTGGCATCAAGTCCGCTGCGGGCGACCGTGCGAACACCCTGTTCGAGTTCATCCACTGCGTCAAGCCGAACGACGGGTACAAGGCGGGCAAGGCCGGTGCCGAGGGGATGCAGTACATGTCGCGGTACGTTGCCCGTGAGGGTGACGCGCTGCTCGCCGAGTCGGGCTATCGCTCGATGCCGTATGCGGTGGGTCGGTATGTCACCGGCCCGCGTGAGATTTATGGGCGGTCCCCTGCGATGGAGGCTCTGGCCGACATCAAGTCCCTGCAGGAGATGGAAAAGACCATGCTTCGGATGGCGCACCGCATGGTCGACCCGCCGCTCATCCTCTCCGAGGAGGGGGCCTTGAATGCCTTCTCGGTGCGCCCCAATGCACTG